AGCCCCGGAATTATCCCGAGAATGCTCCCGCCAGCAAACGTACTCAGCGCTGTCGCTGCACCCATGATGAGGGGCGCAAACTTTTCGAGCGACTGGGCAAGGCCGTCAATTGAAATCTTGCCCTCATTCAGAGCCTCCATCGAATCAGTCAGCCCATAGATGAACTGCGATAGTGGTGCAAGCAACGCCGTGACTGCTTCTTGCATCTCGTTGAGGAGCGGAGCGAAGTAGCCACCCTCACGAACAGCAAGCGAAACTTGCTTCGTGAAGTCGTAGGAAGCTTTGATGACCGGGCCGAAGCCTTCTAGCAGCACATCGCCAAAAGCGATCTGCATGTCGTTCAGCAGACGAGGGAACGAACGCAAAACTTTTCCGGGTTCGAGCATTGCCGCCTTGTAAGTACCAGCAACTTTGGCGGCTTCCTCCAGCACCATGTTCGTGATGGCCTGCTGGCGCTCCTGCTGAGTCAAGTGCGTAGTTGTCTTGCCAATCGACTTGGCGTAATCCTCGTAAGCCTCAGACGCGTACTTCTGGATGCCCACCGAGCGAAGCAACTGCGAGTTGCCCGTCTGAATAGCATAGGTGAGCCGCATCGCTGTAGCCGTCGAGTTAGACTGGCTAATGACAGCCAAGTCCTGAGCAGCACGAGCAACCTTGGTCGCATCAGCCAAGTCAATTTCGGCCTTGGCGAACAAGACGGCGATCTCCTGCGCCGAACGCATCTCGATGCCTTTTTCCCTAATCGCATCGGCAGCATCACGAAGAGAACCCTCAGCAAGACCTGAGGATTTTTCGATCGCCACCATCGCCGTGTCCATCTCGGCCACCGAAGCAGCCGCCATGAACGAACGCTTTGCCAAGACAGCGGTAGAAGCGACCATGGCCCCCGCCGCAACAGCAGCAGTCTTCAGCGACTTGTCGAGGACCGACACTTCACTCTGAGCAGCTCTAGCCTCTTGAGCAAGACGGCCAAGCGACATCGAGGCAACCTGCATGTCCCGCTGGAACTGCACCATTTCGGCGTACAAGCCGACTGTAAGTTCACCTGCGACGTAGGCCATGCTTCTTGCTACCTTTGCTTGGCGGCTTGCTCACGTTCCCAAGCTCGAAGCTTGTCGTGGGCGTACCACCCGACCAACTCATCAGCCGAAAGAGGCCGATGGGCCGGAGAGCCGAACACGAGTTCCTCTACCGTCCTTCCCAGCCTTTCGGCCAAGAAGAACAGGTATCGGTACTCGGGGTCTTCTAACTGTCTTTTCCCTCTGGCTCGACCCCTTCTTCAACGGACATCCCCGACATCTCCATCGCCACCTTGGCAACGACTTCGACTGCCTTGGCCGACTTGTTCTGAATCAACTCAAAGTCTTCGGGGCTGTCATCAAAAATTGGGGTACCGGTTTCAGGGTCAAATGCGGTGGCGATCACAAGCATCGGGTAGAGGCGACTGATGTCAACTCCCCCGTCGCCCGTAGTAGCCGACTGGAGCATACGGCTCCTCATGCCAGTGGAAAGAGTCCGCACTTCGACATCGACATTCCACTCGGGAACATGAACAAGACGTTTGCCGATGTCGTCGGCGGCAATAATGCGGTCACGGAGGGACACTAAAAACTCCTATCAGGAAGTGGCTCGGGTCACGGCTCCAGTGATCTGGAGTTCGAGACTGATGGGAACCATATCCCCAATAGCCGGAGAAATGTCGTAACTCGTGATGTAGGCGCTACCCGTGAACTTCGGGTTGGTTGCGCTCACCGCTGACGAGTTCGCTCGGAACTCAAACAGGAACGGCGTGTCAACGTTCGCAAGGTGATCGGTGACAGCATCATCGAGCGTCTCATCGAACATGCCGCTGGTCGAAAGCGTGGCGTCGTACATGCCGATGACGTAGGTCTTAGCGGCTGTGCCGAAGGCCGAAGTTTCTGCGGTGTCGAAGCTGCGACTGAGCGAAATGTCGTTGAGGTAGGCGTCGATCTGCAACGAAGCAGAACCAGCGCCAGAAGTAGGTTCGATAGCAAGGTATGCGTCCTTGCCGTGACGGAAAGCCATGATGGACTCCAGTTTCTATCGGGAAGTCAAAGTGACGATTGGGACGTAGGAACCGGTGGTTCCACCTGTCACCGTGAAGGTGACCTTCACATAGCGCTCGATTGCGCCTGTGATCTCAAGGCGCTGGTAGGCCGTGGCACCAGCAGCAAACGTGTTGAAGTCGGAAGCAGTCGCTCCCGTGACGGCGGTGTAAGTGCCGCCCGAAGTAGTCGAGGTCGTGATGGCGATGGTGAGATCACCGGCATCACGAGTGTTCGTCGGAATGTGAACATGAGCGAGGCAACTGCTGGCAGTGGTCACCGCAGTTGCACCACGGTCGATCGCTGCCGAAGTCGCCGTAGCCGAAACCGTGGACAGGTCACTCAGCGCCACCCCGTTCTGAACTCCCTTCGACCCTTGAACCTCCAGTGAGGTCGAAACGATGTCGGAAATGACGGCTGAAACGTCGTAGCTGCTGATGTGGCCGAACATGATCGAAGCTCGATCGCCTGCGGTGAGCGTTCCGCTGCCCGAGTAAATCACTGAAGTGGTGACCTCGTTCTGGTTGTTGACCGATGCGAAAGCTTCTTGAACTGCGGTGTCGGTGCCAGTAGTTGACGCTTCGTACATGCCGCTCAAGCTGAGAGTTCCGTCGTTCTGGCCGATGACGTAAGTTTTGGCATCGGTGCCAAATGCGCTTGTCTCAGCCGGGTCCGCCGAGTACGAAGCACTCGCATCGTTGAAGTAAGGACTCAGGTTGTAGTCGTTGAGAAACACGCTTGTGTTCTTGCCGTGGATAAACGCCATCAGTCATCGTCTCCCTCTTCAACCTCATCATGCTGATGAGTAGTGGCCTTACTGCTAGCCTTGACAAGCTCAATGTCGCCACGTTGGATAAGCCACTTGATGTCATTAGACGGGAGGTCGCTTACGACATCGCCAACGTCAGCCGTCTTGCCATTATAAAAGAGCTGGCTATTCACTCGGTACTTTGCCATGTACTTGTCCTTGGGCAGCCCTGACTGGATTTACCCAAGGAAGGTCACAAGGACACGGAACTCCAGAAGCAAAGCCACAAAGGGCACGAACTCGATTGTGACCTGAGCCTATTGCTGGCCCGCCAACCGGTTCAAGAGCCGCCTTGGTTCTTTGCCTTACAACGGTTACACGAAATCGACCACGGCCTCGTCAAACTCTCGGCAAGCAACTTGTCACAACGCCAGCAGCGAGGAGACTCATCTACGGTTGACGACTCGCCGTAAGGATTCGTCATAGCGGCCTGACCACGGCGAAGTTCATTGAAAACAACGAACGCCCATTGCTGTCTCGTGAAATCAAACCGGGCATCCCATTCGGCTCGACTCGATGATACGTCTTGTCGTTCACCGTCGTTTCGGTGAGGTCTACAAAAATCTCAAAGACCTCTTGGCAGTCGGACCGTCCTTGCTCATACGAAGTGTTGCGAACGTAAATCTGCATCTCCGGCCGGACAATCTTCGTTTCCCCGAACGTATACATCGGCGGAGCACCCGAGTTCTCGTAGACCGCCATGCAATTGTCGGGTGACTCAGGCATCAGTGAAAGGAAAAGATTTGTGCCTAGAACGTACTTGCCACTGCTAGCTGCATACACCGAGTCAAGATACTCACCCATATCGGTCAGAAGTTGAGTGCTCATCTAGAAGACCTTCGTGATAACGCTGCCGCAACTGAAGCAGCGATCCACTTCGGAATTTCGGGAACACTGTGGAAAAGCGGCTGAGTCAGGTACTTGCGCTTGCCCTGCCCGTACTCGGGTGGAGCCTCATGAACCTCCACGGCATAGTTGCGGGCAGGGAAATCTCGGCCGAAGCCCATAACGACTTCGATCCTCCCTATGCCAGAAGCAGTCGGATAATCCACGAATCCCGACCGACGAAGTTCGCCTGTGACAACCGGAACGTAGTTCTCTTTTGAGTCCGTCATGATTCTCTCGCCAACTTGGTACAGCGCCATGCCGACTTCTTCCACCGTTGTATCGGCAGCGACCGGGATGTTGTCCTTGAGCTTCACCGTCATCTTCATTGGCAGCTCTCACAAGAGTCAGGGTTTTCCAAGTCGCAAGACGACTCGATCACTTCGTCCGCATCAGCTCCCCAGTCGATCACACCTTCAACGAACGAGTACAAGTTGTGCTCAACTACTTCTTCGGGAGAAAAGTTTTCGGGGGTCATGCGAACGTCACAATCGTGTGGTCAAGCCCGTCAACGAAATCAAAGCGCTCAACTGAAACAATGTCTGGCGTTGACCCGTCGGGGAGCGTAATCAAGTCCTCATAGGTGAGCGTGATGTCGTTGATGTACGCCCGAGTTGGCTGAGTCAACTCGTCAATTTGGGCGGTGCCGCTCAAAACTTGCTTCGGCTCGACAAAAGCTTTTGCGGTACGAGCAGTTCCGCTATGCACATCCTCACCGTAAGCGTTGACCGAACTTTTTGGAGTGATCGTCACAACGTGTGGGTAATCACCCACGAACTGCCAGTCGATTGAGATAGCCATCAGTACGCCCGGTGGTAGTAATCGTCCGAAGTTGTGCCACGGAGGTTGTCCATGCCGCCCTTCCGGCCAAAGATTTCCTCACGCTCTGTGTCGTCCTGCCGCAACTGCTTGTCGCTCTTGATGTATCCAGAAACGAACGGCGAAACCGGGTAAGCATCTTCCTTCGACATCAGCGAGTCCGCAAGCGCAAGGTACTGCCGGTGCTTAGCGGCGAAGTCGGCTTGAAGGCCACCGATCGAGCGACTCATGTTTCGAGCAAACTTGGCAGCGATTGCACGAGCGGCTTCCGAAGCCGACCGGTTCGGAGTCCCATGAAGATTCACGAAATAAGTGATCTCACTATCCGACAACAACTGATCGTTGGCGTCCGTGTCTCCGATCAGCAAGCGAACCACATCAATCTGCCGGGTGAAGTCCTGCCGGTAGTTCCATTCCGCACCAGTCTCCGCAAAAATTTCGATGACCAGCATCCCACTGTTGGGGGCGGTCAGTTGTTTTGCCGTCAGGGTGGCAGCGAACGATGCGACGTAAATCCCCGCATCGAGGAGCGCATCGGCAGCAGTCCAGTCGTACCGCACTCGGCCATTGACTAGATCAGTGATCGTTACCGGGCCGTCAGTGATGACCTGAGTTCCCGTCGCAGAGGCCCACATATCAAAAACAACAGTGCCGCCTGTCAGGTCAACGGGATCATCATCAATGAGAAACTGGCTTGTGAGGGATGGAAGCCGATCACCTTTTCGGAGTGCTACATCAGGCATGGGGGGCACCTACCCAGCTTTCGAGCGGCCAGAGTTACTGGCGAGTTTGACTCTGACATTACTTGTCGGTAACGAGCTACGGCCAGAGCTGACAGGTGCTGAAGTAGCCTTAGAAGCGCCTAAAGCTTTCGATACCCCCGCAGCCGGGACCGCTACAACAAACTTTCCGACTCCCGCCGTAATAATTTCGCCTGCGGTCACTCCCAAAACATTTGCAACTGCAACGATGGTGCCCAAGCTGACGAGCGCATCTTGAGAGTTGACTCTTGCCTCAAGAACATCAGTGACAGCAGTAATCGCCGCTGGGGAAACGACAACCCCAGTACCCTCGGTGACGGTTACAGCCGGGATTGCCGCCACCGTTTCGATCGTTGCTGGAGCGGCCCCATCGCTGACCTGAACTGAAACTGAGGGAACAGTAGAGGTGGTGCTGATCGCCGCAGGGCTAACCGTGATTCCGGTGCCGGTCGAGACTGTGACAGGCGGCGTGGCCGCTGATGCTTCGATCGTCGCAGGAGCAGCACCATCCGCCACTTGAACTGAGACAGCCGGAGTTGTCGCAGTAGCGGCCACTGTTGCAGGCGAAACGGTGACCCCGGTGCCCGTTGCTACCGACGGTGCGGGAACGCTAGCAACTGCCTCAATCGTGGCAGGTGTGTTGGACTCATCGACCGAAACTGAGACTGCCGGAGTTGTAGTAGCAGCAGCGATTGTGCCTACGGCAACAGTGACTCCCGAACCCTCGGTGATCGTTGGTGCGGGGACTGCCGTGGTAGCAGAAATGCTGCCCGGAGCGATCGCTTCATTGACAACGACTGTGGGCGTAGGAGCTGTCGAAGTAGCGGCGACTGTGGCTGGACTGACCGTGATTCCCGTGCCCGTCGTAACCGTGACCGCTGGAGTAGTTGTAACCCCAACGATTGTGGCAAGGGCAATCGACTCGTCTACTTGGACGGTGACTGCCGGGACCGTTGTCGTAGCAACAATGACAGCCGGACTGACCGCTACTCCCGCTCCAACCGTGACCGTTGGCGCAGGGGCCGTAGAGGTTGCAGCGATAGTGGCGACATTGACTGTCGCCCCCGCACCCTGAGTGACGGCTAGCGCCGGGGTAGTTGTAGTGCCCGCAATGGTTGCAAGAAGCAGAGTCTCATTGACCCTGATCGAAGCAACAGGGAGTGAAATTCCGGTGCTGATCGTTGCCAGCGACGGCGCAGCCCCGGTGCCCGTCGTGATGGTCGGAGCAGGGACGGCAGCTACAGCGGCGATTGTCGCAGGGCTAACGGCGACTCCGGTGCCGGTGCTGATCGAAACTGCCGGAACTGTTGTGGTGCCCGTGATCGTTGCGGGAGAAACCGTGTCGCTGATCTGAACGGTAACCGCAGGCGTTGTTGCAGTTGCAGCGATAGTTGAGGGCGAAACTGTAACGCCCGACCCTTGAGTGATCGTAGGGGCCGGAACTGTTGTGGTTGCTTCGATCGTGGCGGGCGCTGCACCGTCAGAGACTTGGATCGACGGCGATGGCACTGCCGCAGTAGCCGCAATCGTTGCGAGGGTGGGTGTTGCAGTAGTGCCAATGGTGACTGTTACACTCGGCACCGTGGACGATGACGCAACAGTGCCCGGAGCAATTAGTATCCCCGAACCTTCCGTGACCGTCGGAACGGGAACGGTTGTGACCCCGCCGATAGTTACGGCAACGATCGACTCGTTGATGATGACGGTTGGTGAAGGGACCGAAGCAACTGCCTCGATTGTCGAAGGTGAAGCACCATCGGAAACCTGCACCGAGGGCGACGGCAACGTCGTCGTACATGCAACAAAATTCGGCGTTACCGTTACCCCACTGCCCTGAGTGACTGTGACCGCCGGAACGGCGGCAAGTGTGCTGATCGAAGCAGGAGAAACTGTGACGCCCGTGCCGGTCGTGACAGTGACAGTAGGAGTAGCCGTAGTGGCTGCGATCGTGGCAGGAGAGACAGTGTCGCTGACCTGAACTGTGGCAGCAGGAGTAGTAGTTGCCGTGCTGATCGAAGCGGGCGCAACGGTAACGCCTGAGCCTTGCGTGACAGCCACTGTGGGCGTCGTAGCGGCCGTGCTGATCGTGGCCGGTGCAACTGTGGCCCCTGACCCCTGCGTGATCGTTACAGCCGGAGTGGTGGCCCCTGCGCTGATGACCGCAAGCAGGAGTGTTTCGTTGACCCTGATCGAAGAAACCGGAGTAGATACTGACGCCGCAATGGTCGATGGCGAAACGGTGACTCCAGCACCTGTGCTGATCGTTGCGGCCGGTGTCGTTGCGGCCGTGGCAATAGCGGCCGGACTGACCGTGACCCCGGTGCCCTGAGTGATAGTCGGTGCGGGAACTGTCGAAGTGCAAGCGACTGTGGCCGGAGCGACGGAAACGCCGGTGCCCTGTGTGACTGTCGGAGCAGGAACCGCAGCAGCAACGGCAACAGTTGCAGGTGTGAAGCTCTCATTGACGATAACTGAAACGGCTGGAGTCGTGGCTGCGGTCGCAACAACTGCAAGGGCAACGGTGACCCCTGAGCCTTGAGTGACAGATACCGACGGAACAGTCGAAGTGGCAGCGATGACCGCTGCATCGTGCTGATCGGAGACTTGTACCGATACGGCAGGAACGGCCGCCGTCGTCGCAACAACCGCCGGAGCAACCGTGACGCTAGAACCCGCAGTGATCGAAACCGCTGGAGTCGATGCAGCGGTGCTGATCGAAGTTGGCGAAACCGTGACACCCGAACCTTGGGTGACAGTGACGGCCGGAGCAGAAGTTGATGCCGCAATAACGGCAAGAAGTAGCGTCTCGTTGACCCTGATCGAGGAAACCGGGGTTGACGAGCTAGCTGAAATCGTTGCGGGCGCAACAGTTACCCCAGACCCCTGCGTAACAGTGACGGTCGGAGTAGCAGCAACCGCCGCAATCGTGGCAGGGGAAACAGTGACGCCTGTGCCTTGCGTAATGGTCGGAGCCGGAGCAGTCGAAGTGCAAGCAATCGTCGTAGCGTTGACCGTGACCGAGGTCGTGAGCGGCTCGTTGATGAGCGTCGTGACGACAACGTGATCGTCGCTAGAACCCGAGAACGGATCTGGGTTCTCGTTGTTGACGTTCGTCAATCCACGGGTTGCGAGAGCTACGCCGCAGTGCGATGCCGGTGAGCCGCCTCCTGATGTCGCTACGCTCTCTTGCAGCGTGTAGTTCGGAGGCGCTGCGGTCGCCGAAGACTTACCCTCGATGCCAAGGTGAGCGAGCGATAAATAGTCGCCCGAAGAAACGGTGTCCGACTGAGGCGGGTTCGGTGAAGTGCCAGCTTGAGACTGTGAGTTGTCTGACGCAACCGGAGTTGTCGTGTCTGCACCTGAGATGCGAGCAATCCATCCCGCTGCTCTAGTACCGCCGCTCCAAGAAAAGACATAGCTGACTGCATTGGTGTCTGCCTGTACTGCGATCTTGTAGAACCAGTCGTAAGTGCCGCCAGAGTAGGCAAAACTGTTTTGGAGCGTCCAACCTGACGGAGCCGTAACCGCACCCGACTGCTCTGCAAGCGTGAGACCGACAAACAGCAAGTCACCGACTGCAATACCAGAAGGAACAGGTATCGTCAGCGACGTAGTCTGCGCGGTCGGGACCGTCGAGTTGCTTGACTCAAGAACAGGAGCTGCCATGCGGCACCCCTACGGCTATGGCGTCAGGTCAATGGTGAAGATGCCTGAGGCGTTGAAGCTGAGAACGAAATCACCCGACGACGACGACTGATCGGAGCCAAAGTCGATGTAACAGATGAGCGGGTCGCTCGCAATCGTGTCATCGTAAATGACTGCGCCACGGGCCGTGATCGTAGAAGAGGACCAAGTGACATCGGCGGCGTCGAAGGTAATCACACCGGCCGACTGCGTAAGCGAAAGTGAGGTCAGCGTCTCGCCGCCCGCCGTGTAGCCGGTGCCGACGACCTCGTTCGTGACATCAGCCTTGAAGTCATGCGTCCCGAAGTCAGGCGTGTAGGCGCTGGTCACAAGCATGATCTTCAACGTGTCACTGTCGAGATCAACAGCGTGCGTGTTGTTCAGCATGTTGAGGAATGTGATTCCGTAAAGGCCGCTAGCCATCAGTCATGTCCTTCGTTGTTGCCCGAGTAGAGGGCGCTTTCTTTGTCGTCTTCTTCACAGCCTTCTTGGCTTTTGGTGCCGACTCTGCTTGCTGCAAAAGTCGAACTCCACTTGAGTTCTTTTCCGGCACCTTAGCCCCGTGAGGAAGAGGAGCGATATAGCGGTTGGCGACAAGTGCATCAACTCGCCGCCAGCCGGATGTATCGACAACCTCACCCCGCTCAAAGAACCGGCTGTCACCCTGCAAGCGGCGGATGATAACGTACCAATCCGTCTTCGGGGTAATAGATTCGAGAAGCGGGTCAACGGCCACTATGGGGCACTCCTTGACTCATTAGGCGGGGATGTAGGTGATGTAAGCGACTCCCTCGAAGGAGCCGATCGTTCCGGTGATCGAGCCAGTGACGTACTCCGACGAAGTAAGCGCCCGAGCAGCCTTGCCGTTCGTGCCACCATCGTCAATCGAAGAGATGACCCCTGCCGTAGCAGTTGACTTCCCATCAATCAGCGTGTCATCCGTGCCGGTGCCATCAGCGTCAACTCCCACATCAATCGTGGTCGTTGCGCCGCTCGCCGTCGTGATGTCGATTACCACGTTCTGCACGATGATGCGGCCACCCGTCGGGTTTCCCCAACTGAGTGCAGCAGCGTTGCCAGTGGCGGCAGTCATAGTCACCCGTGCAGTGCGGGGGACCGGAGCGCCCGACGTTGCGTTCTCATCCGAAACGATGAGATCACCTACAAGAAGCTGTCCTCGTGTTGCCTGATTTGGCATGATGGTTTAGCTCCTTAGCTATTAGGCGACGCAGTTGCTGAAGAAGTAGCCGAGGTCGCTAGCGATGACCTTGTAGTCCCAAGCCATCTGGGCCTCGACACGATCCGAACGAAGTTCGTTCATACGGAAGCGGGAGATGCCCACCGTGGAACCCTGCCCGTCCGACACGCCATCCCATGCGAACTGGTAACCCGCCGAAGGGGTCATCAGGCCGGGAGACGGAGCGACATGGTACAGAGCGGCGTTCTTACCGTGGATCGCACCGAACGAATCGGCAGCACCCTCAGCACCCGTGTTGCGAATGCCACGAGCCGTCAGGACTCGATCAACACCGAAGAGCGACGAAAGAGTCGCTTCCGTCGGCACGTTGGCCGAGGTGTACTTGATCCGGTCGATAACGTCCGGGTGGTTCCGAAGCTGACGCATGGCGTCGTAGGTGAGCACCAGCGTGTTCGGCAAGTAGCCCGTTGCGTTCAGCATCGTCGCCTTGCCGACTTCGATGTCTTCGATCGGGTCCGAACTCGTGTAGTTCGACCACTGCGTGAAGTCAACGCCACCAACTACGTCGGTGTCCCAAACTCCAGTAGTGAAGTAGGTGCTCGACCAGTCAATTTCTTGGCGCATGAGCATCCGCTGGGTGACGAACTGGGTCGCCTCCCGGTCGGGGTTGATCGGGTCATCAGCGTTAGCACGAGTCTGGTCGTCAACGTCCTTGTGCATGGCATAGACGTTGCAGCTATAGGTGCCCGTGGACAGCCCGTAGCCCGAACCGGCCGACGGAGTTGACGGGGCACGAAGCTGGGCTTCATCGCGGAACCAATCACCCTTCGTGTAGGTGAAGTAGAGGTCCGACTGCTTCTGAACTGAAATGGTCGGGAAGATGCGATTCGCAATGAACACATCATTCGATTGCATGTAGGCGACGCTGATCTGCGAAAGAATCGCATCAACATGAACGTCGCTGGAGGTTGGCTGAGGCATTTTTCTTTACTCCTCGGATCAGGCCGCTCGATGCGGATTGGCGCAGTTGACAAGGGCAGTTCCGATGACGCCAGCACCGCCAGTAGCGGTCTTCATCTGGCCCACAACGTACTCAGTGGTATCGGTTCCCGGCAGCTTGGCATCGGCCTGTCCGTCAGAGGAAGTGCCAATGAGATCGCCCTCGTTGAGAGCGGCATCGCTGCTGATCTTCGTTTCGCCCATCACAACGATGGTCGCTGCCTGACCAGTAGACGGCTTGTTCTGAAGAACTCCGCAGGGGACATCGGTAGCGGCGGCGCAAAGCGCAGCCTTACCGTTGGAATCAAGCTTCACGAAGTGGAACTGCTTGGCCGAAAGGTCAGCCGCCGCTTCCAACGTGGTCTTGAAAGGTTGTGCAGACTGTGTTGCCATGCTCAGTTACCTCGCAGGTATTCGGTGTAAAGGGAAGGGTCAAGCTCGACGGCCTTGCTGATCGCCTGAGCGTGAGTAAGGGAGGTGTCTTCCTCCCGCAGTCGAGCAGCCGCCTTCTCGATGGAATCGGTCGAGCTACCAGACTCAAACGAGGTGGACTTGCCAACCTCAGAAAAAAGGCCCGACTCGCTCACTGTTTCGTTAGCAGCAGACAACGCATCAATGATGACACCGAAAGCCTCTTCGTCCATGACCTCGGCAGCAGCCTTGAGGACCGGACCAAGGGACGAAGCGTCAACCGAAAGAGCGTTGAACTCAGCCGCCTTAGCGATGAACTCCTGCTCGATGCGATAATCACGCTCAGCCTTGGCAATCTTTTCGGCGGCCTCAGCACGCTCCTCGGCAGCCTTTACGATCTCAACGATCTGCGGGTCAGCCGACTTGAGGATGTCGGTTTCCTCTTCGATGTACTCGGCCATCTTGGAAAGCTCATCCACCATTTCGGCGTTCGCTGACTCAAGAGCGTCGATGTACTCATAGACCTCAGAAGGAAGGTCGATGGCTTCGCCGTCATCCTTCTTCATTTTGTGACCGGGCTTGGAAACTTCTTCCTCGTCCTCGTCATCGTGGTCTTCCATTTTTTCGTAATGACCGGGCTTGGAAATTTCTTCCTCG